GCTCTTGTTCTCTTTTATCCCCGTCAGCATGAATCCGGACGCTCTGTATATCGTTCCGTCTCCGCATTGTGTCCCATCCGCAAACGAAAGCACCCATTTGATATTTGGTGCATTCTTTTTAATAAGCCGGAACGCCACGGATATAGCTCTGCTCTCGCTGTTCTTTGGAAGCACATCATCAAATGCCATGCGGTTTAATTCCAGCATGTCGTGCCAAGGCGCAGGGTTTCCGTTATCGTCTACGACCAACCCGATCACCTTTCGCTTATCTGTCGGAGACCCAAAGCTCATCACGCCATGCAATACGCCGTCCATGAATACGCCGAAGTGGAGCGATGAGTTATTTACGACCTTCCCAGAATAGTGGTGTCGCTTTACAAACGGAATAGCCACCGATGATGGAATGACCTTTACTATTAACCCTTTAGCTCCGTCCATTCCCGCACCACCTCATATAGGGCGTTTCCGTTGCTGTTCGTATTGCCGAAGGTTTCATACACCTCTCCGGAAACCGTCTGCAACGCCGTCTTTATAAGCTCTGCCTGTTCCTCCGCAAGGTTGAAAGTCATTTGACAGAACGGCGACTTTTCCCCAGCGTCCAACGTGAAGTCTGTCCCATATTCATCTGAAACAATATCAAAACCAAAAGCACCCATGTCAATAGATGGGATATCGTAAAGCTCAGCGTCCAGCATAGAAAAGTCCCACCCAGCCAATTCAGAAACCTTATTGTCAGCCAGCCGATATGCTTTCACCTGTTCGTCCGATAAGTCATCAGCCACGATACAGGGAATGTCTTCGATGCCCAGCTTCTTTGCCGCCTTGTACCGGGTATGCCCCGCCACGATTACGTTGTCCGTGTCAATAACGACAGGAACCTTCCACCCGAATTCAGAAATAGAAGCCGCCACAGCGTCAACGGCTTCGTCATTCTTGCGTGGGTTGTTTTTGTATGGTTTCAGTTCGCCAATCTTTTTATAGACTATCTCCATTTGCCCCTCCTTTCGTCCTCCAAAACAAAAGCAGGGCGGCTCGTCACCGCCCTTTTCCGAAAGGAGGAACATGAACATGAAGTCTTTTCTCAAAACTCCACACTATGATTATAGCACGGGTTTTCTTCGCTCATTATGAGAATGAAGCAACCCCTTTTCCGTAGCGTTAAAAGCCACCTCGTTCAATGCGTCAATCCTCCTTCGATGATACTCCGGCATGGATATATGGTACACTTTACAATACGAATCGGCAAACGCCCTTGCACAGCTCCGTTTATACCCCCTTAAATGCCTCATACCATAATGCCCATACAAGAGCCTTTCCAAGTCAGGTTGCTCATCGTGTAACCATGTCATAGCCGACGTTACGCAATCCACCCATGCCTTTTTATCTGTGATAGTGTCCAATAAAAACGCTCCTCTTGCGGTCTTGTCAGATATGCTGGACGATTGTACTGGTTCTCCACTCCCTTGGGAAAATGCGATATTTGCGGCATCGTCTTCAACAGCCCATACTTCTTCTTGGAGCTTGCGCCAGCGTTTCAGCACTCCTTCAACCATTAGTTCCCTGTCACGTTTTGTCATGTGTCCTCCTGTTCCAGCAAAGAGAGCTGACCTATGTTTTTCGCCCCTCTGCTTAACCACCAGTTGAATATATCCATGCCGCTCTCCCATTTCAATTTGCTATCAAGTCCTCTTTCAACCCTGTTTTGATACATCTTTTCAAAACACCTCATGTATTGTTCTTTGTACTTCGGGTATTCGTTAAGCTCTTCACTTTGCTTGTTGTTCATAGGGCATCCAATGCACCCAAGCCTTGTTTTCCCCTTATCGTACAGCTCGCAATATGGAACGTTGTATTTGCGGATGAACTCCCAAACATCTTCGTCCAACCAATCTATGATAGGGTTCACAAGCGTTTTTCGTGTCCTGAAGCACACCTCAACGGCTCGCCGTGCTTCATCGTTATCATCGTTCAGCACCACCCCCCCCGCATGGTTGACGTAAAATTTGCGGCTTTAACCTCTGGTATCTTTTCAGCACCTTTACCTGTGATTGTGACAGCCCCTTGATTCTTCTTGCGGTTTACGCTTTCTGCCCACCGCACCCCGGTTATTGTGACAGTACCTTTCCCGGATGATTCCTTTAGTTGTTCACAGCAATACCGCATTACTTGCGTTGGTGGTGTGCATTTCGATTTTAGTAGCGTCCACATGGATATAGGCTTACCGTTCTTATCGTGCGGTATATCGAAGCTAACTTCAGGATGCACCTTCTTCACGAACCTCACAAGTTCAGGCGGGTCAACGCTCGTCACGTTGTAGTGGGCCTCAAACTTCACACCCGCCATCTTCGCAAGTTCAAGGATCACACAAGAATCTTTCCCGCCAGAGAACGCCAACCAGTACGGCCTATCTTTCGGTTCAAACGCTTTCAGCCTTTCAATGGCTGTCTGCACCTTGTCGATCGTACCAAATAATGTTTGCTCAATTAGCATTTTGCCCCTCCAAATACTCCTTGATACAGTTTATCGCCGCATCCGCACCGTGGCAGACATATGCCGCATATCCAACCTCACGGAGCCATTCTATCCAGTCCCTTTGCGTGGCCCGTAACACCCCGTTCTCTGCCTTCATTTCGATAAACAAGCCGTTATATCCCCCGCAAGGATAAGGCAGGAACAAATCAGGCACACCCGGTTTCACGCCCAGCTTCTTCAGGTGTACGGCCTCTGCCGGGTGACGGGAACCGCCGTTAGGACAATGGTACAGACGATGCAAGCAAGGGTATTTGCAAGCCTGTGCCTCCGCCCACTTCACCACCAATTCCTGTTCTTCTGCCTCCGTCCAACCCGTCAATTCAGGGACATGGGTTCTATGATAGTCGATGGCCTCTATCCCGGCTTCACGCATCACGCCGCCCTTTCGTTTGTGCCTCAACGCACGTTGCGCCGTGGGGTCATTGTACCCTTCTTCGTTCTTCAGCATTTCAACCCTCCGTCCATGATGTACTCGATGGCCCTTAAAACAGAATCGCCGTCCATAACCGTCTTCATTGACCACCAGTTGTATATAGTGCTACGGTGAACGTTCATTATCTCTGCTACTTGCGGTATATCCATCATCTTGACGGCACACGCCGCCTTGAATTGGCGAATGAATCGCTTGTACTGGTCGCTCATTTGTCCCTCCTGATAAGATATTCCAGAATGTGCCAAAGGCATCTCACGATGGCCCGTATAACCGTCTTGTCCGGGATGTCCTCCCGTAAACCTTCAAGGGCAAGGAGGATGGTTTCGGCATCCTCCATGTCCTTCACCAAATCATGCCTTGTGGTCATGCGTCCTCCTTCGGCGGCTCCTGCCTCGCAAGTCGTATCGGAACAGCTACATCCAGCATACCAGTTATCTTTGGGCCTTTCTTTCTCTTGTTCCAGATATACTTTCCCACAAGCGGTGTTTCGTAATAGTAGGCATCTTCCTCTATGATTTCCGTTTCTTCCATATTCCTGTGATTCAGATGTTGCATGTAATGGACAAATTCGTGTGCTATCACAAACAGGCATTTTGTCAAGCCAAGCTTTTTCGCCGCAACAAGAATCACCATTTCACCGTTGTCCCAGCCAAAGTAGCCGTTGCATTTTTCGCCCCCGTCAACGATAGCGTCACACCTGTACATGACCCTGACAGGAATCCTTGGAACCTTGTATTCTGCAAACAGCCAATTTGTGAAGTCTTTGACGAATCGTTTCTTCTTGTTCATTTATCCTCCTTCGGCGGCTCTGGCTTTTCCATCCAATGCGTCACATGGAACTCCTTCTCCGTGTCAACCAAGTCCAGAACCGCATTGTAAGCATCGTCGCCTTCTTGCCACAGCATTTGCCCCTTATCAAACCCCATCTCGGTAACGTAGCTTAATGGTTCGCCGCCCATCCACTCAGGCGTTTCAACCTCCGTACCCTGCCGCAAATAAACAATATAGCGTCCCGTTTCTTTCGGTAAATCTCCATCCTCCACCCTGTGCCACGGGTTGAATATCTGTACTTTTTCAACCTCGTCATATTCACGACCAAGCTCAGCGAATTTTATTGCATCCAAGGCGACCTCTCTGTCAATAAGTTCGCTCATGTTTCGCTCCTTTCTGTAGGATTTATGAAATACTCCTTGATATACCTTGAAAGCACTTCTGGATTATATGTTCCGAATCCAACTATATACTGTCCGTCCTCTTTGTACGTTATAGCAAAATATGGCTTCCCTTTATATTCTGGATAGCAACAAACTTCCGGAGGAGAATAACTAACTTCGATACCAACGAACTCCAGGTGATTCTTCATACTTGTTCTGTTTCGCTCCTTTCTGCCTCTGCCGGGACGATGGTGGGAAGATATTTCAAATCATCCACGGCCATTACGGTTTGCTTGCCAAATTCGGAGCATTTGCAATCCCAAACGGTAATATAGTTGCTTACGTCCTCGTCCGCATCCACCAGCCGCCCGTGTCCCTCCGGCAGAATCGCAAGAATAGGACAGTTAGGCGATTTTGTGCGCCCGATTTCCTTCCTATCAACCTTCGTCCACTCCTTACAAATAGCCGTACAGCTTAACTTACACGGCCCACAAGCAGTAGGCATCTCGTCTATCTCCATCCGCACAACGCACTCGCTCATTTGTCGGCCCTCCTGTTCCATGCGTCAATAGCTTGCTCATACAATTCGGCTTTTGTTTTCGACCAAGCGGGGATTTCAAGACCAAGCGTATATGCTAAGACTCTGCCGCCAGCCGTTGCGCCTCTCGCATGGCACATATTACAACGAACCGAATAAGTTACGTTATCAACTGGAATGTCAAGCCCGTTTGTGCCAACTCGCCTGCTTTTGCTCTCGATGCTGAGTTTTTCGCTCCCACAAAACGGACACGGTTTCAGTTCAACGCTCATTCCTGCGCCTCCCTCTTCATTCTTTTAATATCGGTCAAAAGCCACATAACAAGAGTGATTACGTTAAGCGTTATTAAAACCTTGTCAATGCTCATCGGTCCAAAATGCGACAACCTTTCAATCATCACCCCAAGATACATGGCGTTGAAGAAACGCAAGAAACCCTCAACTATCCGCATCCTGCACCTCCATCTTCGCCCCGCATTTTGGGCAGTAGTTATATGTCTCAAAATTTCCTTTCCACCAGTTGCAAATAGAGCATCTAAAGCCATCAAACTGCCAATCTTCAACAAATTCACGGCGTTTAATCCACTCGCCCCGCTTCGGCATAAGCACTTCGCCATTCGGCTTTCTCCACTCCCAATGCCCGTCAGCCTCCACCATTTCAGGGCGGTCTTCAATGAGTTCTTTATTTTCTTTTAACAACGCCTCTATCGCATCGGCGGCATCGCAACATATATTTCCGTCCATACATCCAAGCTCACTCCAATATCGGCACTCTTTTTCAAAGCATTTTTTGTCCCCAATACAAGTCCGCATCTTCCTAACCAGTTCGCTATAGTCCGTCATGCTCCTGCCTCCAATCTCTTCAAAATGTAATCACCGGGTATGTCGCACAATATGCCGAACCATTGGCTTTTGAAAAACCGGGTGCAATCATACTTTGTCTTGTAAGCGTTGTTTTGCATCCTTGCCACGAACGATGTCTTCTTGACGTGTTTTAACCCTCGTTCGCACTCATCGGCAAATCGATAATCCATAACAGCTTGTTTAATAATCGCTACCGCCAAGGCTTCATAGCCAACTTCGTCTTCGCTGTGATACGGCGTTTTGCTTTTTCTGTATCGCCATCTATCCGTTGTCGGTGTTTTCATCACTCTAAATCCTCCAGCTTTAGTTCAATGTCCTCGATCTGCGCCACGGAGCCGCCTCTTTCACAACTTGGATGCCACTTGTCGTAGTAGTCCTGTTGCTTTGAGTTCATCTTCGACTCGCTACGCTCCCACGTCCTGACGGCCGCTTTCCAATCCTTCATGGGGTTCTTGCCAACCTTCCAACCGTTGGCGGTGTAGTAGTCAATGAACCTTTCAGGATTAACCCGGTTTCCCCGTTCATTGCAGTAGGCTTTCACGTCTTCAAGGGTTGGGTGCTTACTACTATCTAACCTATCCTTACCTATACTATCCTTACCTAACCTAACCTCGGTATCCAAAGTGGATACACTCTGTATACATTTCGTATCCAAGGTGTACGCTCCGTTATCTTTAACCGAAAGTTTCGCCTTTTCTTCGGCATATTTCGTGGGGTGGTATCTGTCGCTCTGAATGTAGTTGTGAATCCTCCAATGCTTTATAACCACAACGCCGCTTTCGAACGCTATGACGAATTTACGCATAAGCAGTATGTTCATATCGTCATTCGTGGCCCCAATCATCCGCATTATCTTCTTTGGAGAATTAACGAAACCGTCATCATCGGCTCTCATGCCCAGATCGTAGTACAAAAGCCTTGCGCTCATGGGCATATCGATAAATGCGTCAGAATCCACAATGGACTTTGCAAACATTCTCCGTTCAGCCATACGTCACGCCTTCCACGGTAGATCATCAGATGAAATATCCTGCCACTCGTTGTTTGAAGTCGGCTTTGTTTCAGCCTTGCGCTCCGTCAGGTTTTCCACCTTGTCAGCTTGCACGTCAAGCGAATACCGGGTCTTACCGTCCTTGCCCTCGTAGCTGTTCAGGTTCAGCTCCCCGGTCACGGCCACTCTGGAGCCTTTTTTCAGGTACTTGCCGCAGAAGTCGGCGGTTGGGCCCCATGCGTTCACCCTGAAGAAGTCGCTCACCCTGTCACCGTTCGCATCCTTGCGGCTCCGGGTCACGCCCACGGAGAAGGAGGTCACGGTCTTTCCCGTGCTGGTCGCTCTTGTGGTGGGGTCTGCTGTCAAATAACCGATAATTGTTAGCTGATTCATAAGTAACTCCTTCCAAATTCTTTGATAAAGTCATCTACTGTTCCGCCAGTTTTCTTCATCCACATGGCCTGTCCGTATTTTTTCAGCTCCTTCATGACTTCCGGGTTTCTGTGTGCTGACTTAGGCCCTAATGTGTGACAATCCGGGCAAAGTGTGACGGTTAAGCCGTATTCGTCAGATTTCTTTCGATTGGCTCCAGGTATCAGGTGGTGAACCTGCACCTCGCCCCATCGCCCGCATAAGAAACACTCGCCCGTCATTCTTTTCCTCCGTAGCGGTTCATCATCCGGGCCAGTTCATCGGGTGTCATGGTTTCAATGCCCAAGGCCTTCGCCTCGTCCTGCGTCCCTGTGATGAGCCGCCCCATTTCTTCCCGGTTCAAGTCCCGTGTCCGCTTGTAGAACAGATACATATCAAGCCCGTTTTCGTCCTCGCCGACAAATCGGTAATAGGGATAGAATTGCTCAATGTCCGTGTTCTTCGGAACCTTAACCCCGGCGCACTTCCCGTCCTTGCCTCTGGCGTATGTGCCATACTGACGGACAAGCATCTTCTTTACATCGTCCTCGCTGGATTTCGTTTCTTTTGCTATGGCGTTGACTAACACATGGAAATAAGCGTTGGCTTGCAAGCTCCTTTTGTCGCTCCACTTGTCAACCGTCAAGTCCACATAGCCGTCTTTGTATTTGTCCACCACCATCTTTGCAAGGCCAGTTGCTTCGCTGTCCACATCGAAGCAAAGCACCCAGCCTCTGCCGTATTCGTGGGTTAAGCGTGGGTTCAGGGCTTTCATGCGCCCCTCCGTTTCCCGACAATGGCGGCTTTGATGCTCCGCAAGTCGTTCAAGGGAACCGTGTCGGCGTCCATGCCGGGACGCTTCTTAGCTATGAAGTCGTCCAGCTCCTTCCGGGTGACATCAAAGGAATAAATCTGATCAAGGATGGTTTTCCGGGACAATGCCTGTTCTTCGTCATGGTCGGCGGGGTTTTGCGAGTCGGTTTCGATAACAGGAGCCGCTTTGCTATCGTCCAGCCCCAGCAACCCCTGAAGGGCGTACTTCCTGGCATATGTGGATGCGCTCCCCGTGCATTGTGATGCGTCCATGCCCTTCTTCGTTTCCATTTCTCTTGCGTAGGCGGTGGCCTCTATCTTCTCCCCGTCCTCGGCGTTTATCAGGGCGGCGGTGGCCTTGATGTAGGTTGCCCCGTTCAGTTCCACGGCTTCATCCGACAGCTTGCAATACATCCCCATTTCTTGCAGAATGGGCTTGATGTTTTTCAAAATACCTTCCACGTTTCTGTATTTGAACCCGCCGAAATTGTTGTCAATGTCTTTGGGTGCAACGGCTTTCTGTTGAATCGCAAACAGTTTCTCAATTATGTTCATGTTCATTCCTCCGTTAAATTTTTCATGTACTGATTCACAGCGTTTTTGCATACCTCAGCGTTCGAGCAAGTTATCGTGTTGAATTGCACAACACCGTCAACGTAGAACGGCATTTGCAGAAAGTCGATAAAGGGGCATCCGTTGCAAAACTCAAACGGCAACTCTGCGTTGATACTTACTTGTGCCATGCTATTCCTCCGTAACATCAAGATTTCCGTACTTGTCTTCCAAGACTTCAACCTCCCATCCCATCAGCGAACGCAGACAGGACTTATAGGCATCCACGGCATCCTGAAAGCAACCCTTGCAAACGCCATGTGACAAGTCGAACGTGTAATGAATGTCACGGCATATCTTGCACCGCTTTCCTTCTTCGATGTCATCGATCCCGCAATTCGGGCAGACGGTGATGTCCCCTTCATCAAGTCGGACGGTTCGCCCTTCTTCCAGCGAGAACCCGTCCCCGCATCGGTTGCACATATAGACGATTTCATCGTTCATAGCGTGTACCTCGCATAGGTGACGGCCTCGCCGTATCGGTTCTTTGATGTTTCAAGGGTTCGGTGGATGGGGTGGCCCTGTTTCCGCAATTCGGAAATGCGGGATGCAAGGTGCATGATGCCGTATTCCTTTATGGCTTCAAGCTGGGTTATGCCGCCGACTTCTTCCAGATGCCGCATGATTCGCTCATTCTGTGTCATAGATCAATCACCTTCGCTTTCGCCATAATCTGCTTCATGCGCTTGTTCTCACATTGAAGGTCGGTTAGCTGGGCAATCAGCATAGCGTTGTCATCGGCTCTTAGTTGGCGTTCTTCCTCGTACAGTTTTTGCCACTTGTTCAGGGCTTTGGTGTCACTTTTGCGCCGCTTGTTTTCAAGTCTGCTGGCGGCGTTCACGGCCTCCGTCACGGCCTTGCACATCAGCCACACGCCAATAGATGTAATCATCAGGGCGATGCAGATGATAAGGACGGTTTCGGCCCAGGTGGGTAGCTTGTAGATTGTGCCCATTGGTTCCTCCTTTGTTTTTGTGTTACACAAATGTAACAGTTTGGGTATTAAAAAAGTTCTCCTACTGTCACGTTAAGAGCATCGGCAAGCCGTCGAAGCGTTCTTACCATAACCCCATCAATGCCACCATTTTCAATTCTAACGATAATAGGGCGAGAAACGCCACTTTTTACCGAAAGAGCTTCCTGGGTCATGCCAGCGTCTCGCCGTAAACGTTCAAGGTTCGTCATTTTTTGTCACCTCCTTTCTGTTTCTTTCATGTAACATTGTACCAAAGGTTTTATTGTTTGTAAAGTATATGGTTTGGACTATTTACACTGTGTTAATAATTTGGTACAATATGGTACACGGAGGATAAACACATGGATTTAAGCGAAGCCGTAAAAGAATACCGTAAAGAACACAAATACAGTTTGCGGGAGTTTGCCAATTTGTGCGGCCTGTCCCACGTACAGATATACCGCATAGAACGAGGCTCAAAAACGGACGGACAACCATTTGAACCTAAAGTAAAAACGCTAAAAAAGTTGGCGGCTGGTATGGGCATCAGTTTCGATGAAATCCTTATGTATTGTGAGGACTTAGTTATCAGGTGGGACAAAGACGATATGGAGTATAAGCCGCCAATAGAACGCCAAGAAATTATAGATAAAATCATACTTGCCACTCCTGAACAATTCGCTTTGATTAAAAGTTACGTTGACTTCGTGACTAAATAATACCATTATCTACAATTCATTCAATGCCTTATATAGGACTATTGGAGGATATATGAAGACAGCTTACGCATACGCAAGATTTTCGTCCGATAACCAGAGAGAAGAAAGCATAGACGCACAGGTGAGGGCCATCTCCGAATTTTGCGACATGAACAACATCCGTATTCTACGAATTTTTAAGGATGAAGCGTTCAGCGCACGGACGGACAAACGCCCTGCTTTTCAAGAATTGTTCGGACTGATAAAAGAACACCCTGCCGACTTGCTGATAGTCCACAAATTAGACAGGTTCGCAAGGAACAGGGCAGATGCGGCTTTTTATAGACAGAAATTGAAAGAGGCAGGGATGAAGCTCGTGTCAGTCCTTGAACGGTTGGACGATGCGCCGGAGTCCATCATATTGGAGGGGGTGCTGGAAAGTATCAACGAGTATTATTCTGCCAACCTCGCCCGTGAGACAAAAAAAGGGATGCGTGAGAACGCCATGAAGGGCGTGAGGAACGGCGGGAAGGCTCCGATAGGGTACATGATAGAAAAGCAACACCTTATCCCGAACAAGGACGCTGATAAGGTCAAGGAGCTGTTTAGGATGTACGCCGATGGAGCTTCGTATAAAGAAATGACAGAATATTCAGGGATAGACGCACGAAACATCTATAACATATTCAATAATCAGGTTTATTTAGGTCACCTTGTTTCGGGGGATATTGTTTTCAAGAACGCTCATACTGCGATTGTAGGTCAGGAGACGTGGGATTTATGCCAAAAGAGATTGAAAGCACACCTTAACGCCGCCAACCGTGCGAAAGTAGACTATATCCTTTCAGGTGTCATCATCTGCGGTTCATGCGGGAAACGGATGCACGGGTACACATCCAACGGATACTCATATTATGGTTGTCGGACAAGAGGTTGCAAGAATTATAGAAAGAAAGATTTAGAAGAACGGGTAATAAACGAGCTTCAAAAAGCGTTTGTCCCTACGGCTGAAATAAAGGCGAAATTTTACCGTCTTGTTTGCGACAAGGTAAATAGTCGGGCAAAGATAGAAGAGGCAAATAAGGCCAATTCTGCGCTTTCTAAGCGTATATCTAAACTGCTGAACGCTGTTCAATACGCCGACGCTGAAAGTGCGGAATATCTGTTGAATCAGGTTAAAGATTTGAAGTCGCAGATGGTGAAAGTGCCGAAGCCAGTAGAAGTGTCAAAAGAGGCTTGCGATGCACTTATAGACACATTCGCCAACATATCAGAAATGTCGGACGAGAAAAAGAAGTCCATCCTGCGGCAGACTTTGGATTGTATCATCGTGAAAGAGGATAGCGTTGATTTAGTTATTAACAGGCACAGGGGGGTATATGTGACAATAACTAAAGGCAGAATATAAATAAGTCTTGAAAAGTGCCAAAATGTGCCTTGAAAAAGTTTTGAAAAGTGCATAAAAAAATCCCTCCCAGAAGGGAGGGTTTTGTGTTTTTTGGGGAATATCACCAAACTGTTTTGATGTATCTTCCGCTACGAGTGCCGCCCAGCAAAAGCGTTTGCGTGTTTTCGGGGTCTTGTGCCGAAGAAGGTAAGAGCATCTTTCGCATGGCGTACCCGCCGTAAGATAGCCAAGAACAAGCAGAAATGACGGTGGTGGTCTTCATCTTGACGGAGTTGGTATAGGGGTCTATCTCTATTCGTGATGGTTTAGTGATAGCCCCCTTATGGGTATGCCCGACAGCCAAGATGTCAGCGTTCACGAACATAGCCATGCGCTCGTTTCGGTTCACCGCCGCCCCGGTATAGATGCCGCCGCCAGCTCCGTGTGTACAACATATAGTATACACCTGAAGAGGCTTTTCATCGCCATGTCCAGCATTTCGGGAGCCGAAACACACCTTCAGAAAGGCGGCATTGGGACGGTAGATGTCCTCTAAATCAAGCTTGCAAGCCACGTCATACAGAGGTTCATCGTCAGCGTCCTTGCCGCTTCTATTTTCATGGTTGCCGGGGACGATGCACAATATACGCTCGGTCAGGCTTTTCAATGCGCCCATGAGATACTTTTTTTGCTCCCGTGGGCGCATGGTGTCCTCAAACACGTTGCTAACGCTTGACCGGGTGGCGTTGTTCATCATGTCGCCGATAATGCAGATGTAGGAGTTCTTCTCCTGCAAAATATTATGGCAGAAGTCCTCCCAGCCTTTCACGTTCGCTTCGATGGCCCCGACATGGAGATCACCAACAAAAAACAGTTTCGCCTCCTTGCACTCCGGGAGGCGGTGAATGATAAGGTCAAAATCACTCTTCATGTCAAGCTGTTTGTACGATTGTTAGTTGCCCGCAATATGCGTAGTAGTTTGTCGCACGAGATCGAACGTACACGGACACCTCCTGTCCTGAGCTGATGCTCACACCTGTTAAGTGGTTGTTCTGGGCGTGATTGCTAAAAGTCGTGTTGGCGGTTCCGTATGCTGACCCGCCAACGTGGAGTTGCGAACCGCTTGTGCCGCTTGTAGTTGATCTCCAGCAGTCCCAGTACACATCATAAGTCCCCGTTTTAGAACAAGTCAGCGATGCGGTTTTTGTGTACGCTGTGTTCGCTACACGAGTCGTCGATTGCGCTACCTGCACGTTCATGGATGAGCCGCCGCCAGATACATTAACTACAAGCTGGGCAAGGTTCGTCACATCATACGTTCCGTTTTCGGTTTTGGTTTCACTTCCTTCAACCCACGGAAAGGTAGCCGTGCCGCCGCCGCTTTTTGGCAAGGTAACACCAGCCACTCCGCTATATGTTGCGCCAAGCAGACTAATATTTGGTTTAGCCATAACGCCACCTCCAATTAGGAGATGGACAGGATTTTTGTGGTGCTATCCTGCGAGATGGAAGGGAGCGACAAAGACCCGGCAACGCCAAGCAAAGTCACACCGCTTTTGATGTTGGCGGCAATAATCTTGGCCTGTTCGGTTGAGGAAATAGCAACGGAGCCGCCCGTGGTATACCCGGCTGGGATGGTGACGGAGCCAGCCTTGGTAGAAATAGAGCCGCCAGTTGCGCCGTTGTTGGCAATGCCGCCAGATACCTCGCCGTTTGCGCCGAAACCAGTTTTGCCTGTCAGCACATCTGCGGATGTTATATTCGCATCACCAGTGTAATAAAACTTTGCCGTCCCGGAACCACTCTTGGGAATATCAACCTCCGGGCAGGAGGAGTAAGTCACGCCATTTATGATAACAGAAGGATTAGCCATATATTCTCCTTTACGATACTGTGATGGTCGAGCCGTCCCATGTGATCAATCCATAGTTGGACGGGATAGGCTCCACGATGAAGTCATGGGTTATTTTTTTGCCGTTCGTCTGAAAAACCTGCGCCGTGCTGGTTGGTGTTACGTCATAGTCGCCGTCGTAATCCGGCACGGTGCTTGTCATGATAGGCGTTGCAAGGCCGACAGAAACGGTCACGTTTGAATTGCTAACGACAAGGGGAATCGCCCGATCGGTATCCACCGTCAACCTGACAGGGATTGGGAAGCTCATGCAATCACTTCCTTCAGAAGGTTCTCAGACACGTTCACGGAGACAATTTCAGATGCGGCCCGTGAGCCGTTGGCGTATGTCCAGTTGAGCTGGAGCTTCACCATGCCTGGGGTCAATGTCAGCGTTTCAGCTTGGCTCAGATACACGGAGATGGTCTGCCCGTCAATCACCAAATCGGAGTCTGACTTCTCGATTCGGACATGGCCTTGCCTGAGTGTAAAGTAGAAGTGGCTCGGCTCGGTCAAGTCCACCGTCTCAGGCAAGGTAAGGACGAACGTAGGAGTTGTTGCCTGAACCATTTGTTACACCTCGTTGAACTGTTTGCGCTTTACGTTGATGAAAGCACCCAAGAATGTTATGAGAACCGCAATTGTCCCGCAAATTTTGTCAGGCATTGGGAGGCCCCAGATATCAGCCAAGCCGAAATACGCCGCACTAATGGCGGGGAGGACAACTTCACAGATAGTTCTCAAAATATCGAAAGTCTTGTTAGTCATTCTTTTCTCCTTTCAGGTGCGGGGTTAGGGTTCATAATACGATGGCTTCTGGGTCGAAAGGGCCGCATGGTAGAGCCAAGTTATGAACGTATTGCCATCACAAAAACCAACGGCGAAAGTGTAACCGCCGTCATTGTTTATAGCCGCAACGACAGGTAACACAAGGTTCCCAAGTTGTCCAAATGCCCCTTTAACGACAACATAACCTGCTTGCACCGCGCTAAATAACTCCCCTGCGGTTATATCGAGGTTCCCGTCATTATCAAGTTCCACCACCAGCGCACCGCCGCCGGAGGAGCCGCCACCGCCGCCAAACGCCTTAATAAGGGCGATAACTTCACCAGTATTCATACGCCCTCCTTACTGCTCCACCCATGCGGAGGTGGTCTCGTTGAACAGATACGCCTTGCCCGTGTCTACTTCGATGAAGACAGAACCCATAGCGATATTCTGCGTGGGCTTTGCTTCGGAGGATGTCCCGTAGAACGTGGCGGCTTTCTTCCCGTCAGGGCCAATGGTTACACTAACTTCTCTCATTTTGAATCTCCTCTCAAATAAAATCGTCTTCCAGTTTTGTCTTCTTGTACAAGTCCTTTATCATTTCGATGGACAGTACGCACTTTGAGTTTTCAAAGTCTTTATGAGCAGAGCAGTATTTTTCGTATGACGTGATGTCCTCCAACACGCTTTCAAAGTGTTCCTCTGAATGGCGAACACCTCTCCGGCACTCGTCCGAAAAGTCAATTATTCTGCGCCTCGCCCGTAGCGCCTCGCTCTTGTCCTGCTCGGTGATGTGATCATGCAAGGCGGTTTTTATCGAGCGAATTTCGGCAAGGATGCCTGACTGTTCGTCTTCTTTCTTCCATTTCCGTTGCAAAAATAACGTCACAATAGAAACAACGGCGGCGATCAAGGCTCCACCGCAAGCCACAACTATTCCGTCCATAATTCTGTATACCTTGCTTTGTTCGTGATATACGCTTCAGGGTAACTTGTCAGAATGTGATACCAACCTGACGGTGCTATATCTATCAGCTCATATTTCTGCCCCTTGTGTGCCACAAACAGCTTTTTCCCCTTAGTCGAATCAGCATCCCGAACCCACACGCTCCTGCCTTTCACAAGGGCTTTCTGCTCCGTTGGCGGCTCAGGCTTCGGGTCAGGCTTTATGGCTTTGAACCATGCCAGCTTCTGCCAGTATCTGTCATTATACGGCTCACACACGACACCATAGGATCTGCCCTTTGCGTGGTATTGTTTGCCGTCATAATAGATGCCGACATGGGTTTCATCTGAAGGTTTCGCCGGGTTCGTCCTGAACAACAGACACCCGTCCTCCGGGGTGTAAATCTCGGTTGACCGTGCGAACAGCCCGTCACAATCCGTCCTCCCGGAGAAGGCCCCGGCCTTATTCAGACACCAAGAAACGAACCCAGAGCAATCGAAGCATCGGGCCACGTCACGATAGGGGGAGGCCATGACAGCCTCCCATGCTTTAGCCGCTTCGTCTGGTTTGCGCCCACGCTCTTTCGCCCGTATCCACGCCTCGGACACCTCGCAACACAGTTGCCCGGAGCCGCCCCACACATAGATGCTGTGGTTGTCAACCTCCGTCTGGGCGGATTGTATGAATGCGTAAATCATTGTCATACCCGCCTGTTCAAATCGAATTCTGGAATATAGCTTTTTTCTGGTTGTCAGTAAGAGCATTTACTTGCTTGCATATATCATGTGCAAGCCACACATACCCGTAGTCGTTGTAGTGTACGGCGTTCGCCCCATTTCCGTTCGGCCAATAGTGGTAGATCGCGTTCGCAGACCCTGCGCTGATGTCTATAACAGGAAAGCCAAACCTCGTCCCGAACTGTGTAATGACGCTGTTCGTGGTGTCGAGGGAATCACCACCGCCATGCTTGCAATGGACAAGTATCGCCTTGTCGCCGTTGTTGGTGATCGTCTGCAAAATCTTCCCATAGGAGCCTGTGTTCGTGGACGCAAAGCTGTCCGGGTTTGTGCCGGAGCAGTCCGTTGCGATTGTGTCTGTCAGCCCGCCATTTGTGCCAAGATATACGATGTATAGGCCGTGTCTGTTCGACAGTTTGTCGCTGTACGCATCCCACCAATTTTTTGCTGTAAATCCGCCGATGGCATACGTTTCCGTAGGCGTTCCGGTGATGACAGACAGCACGTCGGGATACGATTTGACCGCGTCTCGAATATCAGACGCACTGGTGTACACTACGCCCTTCGTGATGCTGTCGCCGATGCAGATGATCTTCGAGTACGCGGACAGGAAATCGGGTGTGTATGTGCTGTCATTGTCTATATGGGAGTTGACGGATTCAACCATGTTGTTTACATACAGAACAGTTTCACCCGCCGGAGCATAGTTGGAAATTCGCACATAGCGTCCATCCTTATTGTTGACGTTGTACCATTGAGGCGTGGCGGACGTGTACGGGTCGCTTCCAGCAATAGTCTGGACGCAGTTTTGGTTTGCATCATACACACCGATGCAAGTTGTATCGGTGATGCAAGTGTAGATGGATGCGCTTCCTGCGAAGGGAATATAATCGGACACCTCAAACGGAGCGGAGTCGGCTTGTGTTCCTGCTCTGGTGATATAATGACCAATGACCATAGTCGGCTTATAGTGATCGTCCATGTCCCCAAGAATATTCCGCACAGCGTTCCCTTCCGTAACCATTCCCTTGTAACCGGCTACGATATACGGGATGTAATAAACATATGTCGGGTTGTTCAGCAGGAAGTTGGAT